GTTTGATTGGTGCGGAAGTAACACTTGAAGTGTTAGAACAATTAGAAGCTGAAGTTGATGAATTGAATAAAGAGAAAGATACAATCGAAAGAAAGCTCGCTATTCAAAATAAAACGAAAATCAACCCTGTTGTTATTGAAAGATCTAATCATGTGGACAAAGATCAATTAGAAACACGTGGTAAAAATTTAAGAGAAAGTAGAGTCATTCAAGTTTCAAGTGAAGAGATTCTATTACCTGAACACGTTGCCGATGGCATCGCACCGCATCCATTTGCACAAGTATCTGCATTAGTGGATAAGGTAAAAGTTGTGAACTTAAATGGTGGGGAAACCTATAAGAAATCTTTTGTTAAAGGTAGCGGTATTGCTGGTTTAACTGGAGAGGGTGAGCCTTATTCAGAAACAGAACCAGAGTATGGTTATTTAACAATCACTAAGGTGAAAGTTACTGCTTATACAGAAATCACTGAAGAGTTAGAAAAACTACCTAACTTACCATATCAAGCTGAAGTCTTAAAGAACATTAATCTATCACTCAAAAAGAAGATTAGTGAACAAATCCTAAGAGGTCCAGGTACATCCAATACATTCACAGGAATCTTTAGTGATAAGGCAATCGCTTTATCGGATACTGCTGATTTAGAAATCACTTCAATTACTGACTCAACATTAGATGATATCATCTTTGCTTATGGTGGCGATGAAGAAGTCGAAGGTGGAGCATACTTAATCCTTAACAAGAATGATTTAAGAGCATTTGCTGGCTTACGTACTGCAGAAGGTAGAAAAGTCCACACGATTGATTACATCAACAACACGATTGATGGTATTCCATATATCATTAATTCTCATTGTAAGGCTATTTCAGATACAAATACCACAGCTGGAGAATATGGACTAGCTTATGGATCCTTACTCAATTATGAAGTGCCTGTTTTCTCACCTGTTGAGATTAGCAAGTCTAATGATTACAAGTTTAAAGATGGCATCATTTGCTACAAGGCATCCGTATTTACAGGCGGTAACGTTGTAGGCTATAAAGGCTTTTTAAGAGTTAAAAAGAAAGCCTAAGCACCGATAGAATAGAGGTTAGAATATGGGACTACTTGAAACTGTAAAAAAATCACTATTGATTCCAATCAGTGAAACATATGCTGATGATGAATTAAATAATCATATCAGTGCATGTAAAAACTTACTTGTATCTACAGGGATTACACCAGCAGTTGTAGAGAACCATCCATTAGCTCATTCGCTAGTGGTTATTTACTGCAAGACCTTCTTTGGATTTAAAGCAGATGGTTCTGTGAAAGATTTACCGAAGAGTTTTGACATGCTCTTGAATCAATTAGCGTTATCAAGTGGTGATTATCATGTTTCCGAGTAGTCCTAATATTCGACTGACTTTATTAAAGATCACATTAGTTAAAGATGAGATCGGCAATCAAGGTTATGGTTTCATTTCTAAAAAAGAAGTCATTGGCATTTCAAAGTCAGTAACTTCTAAAGAGTATTATGAAAGCAAGAAGAACGAATACAAAGTAGACATGGCACTTAAGATTCAAAGCTTCTTATATGACGGAAGCAAGTATGCAATCATTGATGATTTGATTTATCAAATTGAACGGACATATTTACAAGGACAGTTTTTAGAACTCTACTTAGTGGAAACAAAAATTAAGGTGAGTGATATAAATGGCTACGCTTAATGACTTTGTTGATGAAATCAATCATGAAATATCAGAATATGCTGAGTCAGTTAAAAAAGAACTCGAACAGAAACTTGATGAAACAGCAACATTGATATTAGAGTATGTCATCTCTAACACACCAAGAAGTGGTAGAAAAGGTGCGATGGCAGATGAGTTTGTAAAGACTGACATTGGTGAAGGTCACACGAAAACTATTGTTATCCATGCAAAAGAAAAAGGTAGATTGGTTCACTTGATTGAATTTGGGTTTCAACATAAGAATGGAAAGTATGTAGCAGCAAGACCATTCATGAGACCTGCATTTGACTACTTTACACCTAAAATGCTGGATGATATCAGGAGGATTATACGTGGGAACTAAAGAAAGATTAACATACGTTTATGGACTCCTTAACGAGGTCATACCAGGTAATGTTCATTATGCTCTTTATGTAACTGATAATGCTGAACCACCTTTTATTGTCTACCAAGAATTGAATAAAAATCCAAAGGTCTATGCGGATGATTCGTATTTAATTAAGCAAGTGACGATTCAAATTACGCTTGTAACCAAAACAAAAGATACAACGATTGAATCTAGTTTAGAAGAAGTATTACAAAATGCAGGTATTGATTTTAGAATGATTAGCGAATATTCACTAATTGATACCGGCATTTATCGAATTTATGAAATAAAGATGGAGGAATATAAAAATGAGCAATAAAGTAACATTTGGACTTAAGAACGTCCATTATGCAATTGCAACACCAACCGAAGATGATACTTGGGACTTTGGCACACCTAAAAAACTATACGGAGCTCAAGAACTCAGTGCTGAAGTCATTGCAGGTAAAACAGATGTTTATGCAGATGATAAAATTGTCGCAACCTTAGCATCAAGTAGTGGATCCAATATTACCTTAAAGTTAACCGAACTTGACGATGATTTCAAAGTGGATATATTAGGGTTTGCAAGAGATTCTAATGGCAACCTTGTAGAGATTGTTAATTATAGAACTAAAACATTCGCACTTGGATATGAGATTCAAGGTGATGTGAAATCAAGACGTATTTGGTATTTCTTGTGTACTGCAAGTCCAGTTAGTGATGCGACTAAAACAAAAGCAGAATCAATCGAACCGAATGCGGTTAGTATTACAATTACAGCAAGACCAATTGAGGTTGGAAACGTATCTGTGATTAGAACGATTGCAAAATTTGGTGACACAAATTATCAACAGTTCTTTGCACAAGTTCCGACTTTACCTGTCATAGGTGTGTAGTATGGAAAAAACAATTAATCTAAGAGGTGAGGATCTTAAACTAAGGTCTTCACTTTTTACTATTATCTCTTATCGTAGTGTATTTGGAACCGAGTTATTCAGTGACATTAAGAAACTTGAAAACTTGAATAAGGATGAAACGGATGCAGCATTAGTCATCGATATTCTTTTTAGAATCATCTATATTTTGCATAAGCCATACACAAAAAAGAGCTATGATGAGTTCTTGATGGACTTGGATTTTAGCGTATTATCTGATGTGAAGGAACTTGAGAACATTTCAAATACAATTACCCTAATGTTAGGTGGTAATGAAGGTACACAGGACCCAAAGTAGATATACAAGATGAGCAAAACACAACCGCCAATATCATTTATAACCTTGCTCATCTTGGCATTTCAATAAAGGATACAGAGTACTTCGATATTGATGTATATGCAATGCTTATTGAACTCGAGGTCAAAACACTATCCAATGAGCCACAAACAAAAAGAGCAACTCAAAGAGACATAGATTTATTCTTATTATAAAGGTAGGTGAGTATAATGGCAGAGACTATTAAAGGTATTAACATTAAGTTAAGTCTTGATGGCAAGGATCTTGATAATGAACTAAAAGAGATAAATAAAGAGCTCAAAGAACAGCAAAAAGACCTGCGTGCCATTAATACAAACCTTAAGTATGATAGCTCTAACGTTGAGCTTTGGCGTAAGAAGCAAACCCAATTGAATGAGATGCTTGAAACGACTAAAAAACGCTTAGATACGCAAAATAAAGCGTTAGAAAAGGCTAAACAAGGCCTCAAGTTGGGTACAACATCAGATGCTGAATTTAGAAAAGTTCAACGCAATGTTTCTTATAGTGAATCTGAAGTAAAACGACTTAATAACGAACTCGATAAAACAAAATCAAAGATTAAAGATTTAGGTAATGCTAAGTTTGACAATATCGCAAAGGTTGGTAGTACCTTAACCAAAAGTCTGACGGTTCCTATTCTAGGTGCTGTTACTGCTTTAGGTGCACTTGCTAAAAAAGGTGCTGACACTGCTGATGCACTTAACGATACTGCTCAAAAAATAGGGATGTCTATTGAAGCTCTACAAGAGTGGAATCATGTCGCAACCATCGCTGGTACTGAGACAGGTAGTTTAGAGCGTGCTTTTGTAAAGGTTAACTCAATACTGGCTGATATTGCATTAGGTGATGTTAAAAATATCGCAGGTCCGCTTCATGCACTTGGCATTTCGATGGAAGACTTAGAAGGTAAAGACACGAGTGAAGCTTTCGAGATCATGAGAGATGCCTTATCTAAAGTAGAGGATCAATCTTTAAAGACTGCACTTGCTAATCATTTGTTTGGTGATAAGTTAGGTTCTGAGCTGCTTCCAATGCTTAATATGGAATCAGAAGCAATAAACGAGTTAAGAGAACAAGCAAGAGCACTTGGTATCATTACGAGTGAACAAGCTGAAACAACTGGTGCATTTAATGATTCGCTGGATAAATTAAAACAATCAACAACAGCACTCACAGTCGAACTTGCAGTGGCACTTGTTCCTGCTATGCAAAATGTTGTTGAAGCGATCACGAATAAACTCATACCTGCAGTTAGTAACATGATTTCATGGTGGACAAATCTTAGTAGTGGCACACAGCAACTGATAGGTTTCTTAGTTGGACTCGTGGCTGCCGTTGGACCAGTATTAACCATCATCGGTAAAGTTGGTCCGATACTAAAGATAGTAGCAGTTGCTTTAAAAGGTGTCGGTGCTGCTGGTGCTATCGCTGGTATTGGTATTAATGCTGCAACC